TCGCCTGGACGCATATCGCGGTACAGATCACTACCCTCGACCCGGGACAAGCCCGGGCCTATGCGCTGGCCGATAACCGCACCGGCGAGCTGGCCCTGTGGGATGATGCCGGCCTGGCCGACCTGCTGCGCGACCTGCAGGAGCAGGCGTTGCCGCTGCCAGGATGGGACGCTGACGACCTGGCCCCGCTCCTCGCCCCACCGAGCACCGAGATTGCAGAGGGGGACGCCGACCCAGACCGCGGCGCCGAACTCAGAGCCACCTACGGCGTGGAGCCGGGCCAGCTCTGGCAGTGTGGCGTGCATCGCCTCCTGTGCGCTGATAGCCTGCTGGCGGTCAATGTGGAGCGGCTTTTAGGTGGCGACACCCCGCAGATGATCTGGGCGGACCCGCCCTATGGTCTGAACATTGTGGCGGTCAATGGCTACGTGGGCGGCGTTGAGGCGTATAACATTCCCTTTGGGGGCGTCAAGGGCCGCCCACGGGTCCCCGTGGGCGGCGGGGAATCGTACAAGGCGAAGCACGGCGAGTACGCCATCCAGCGTGACAGGCTTCGCGGCTCCGACGGAGCCGCGAAGCCCTTTGGCTCGCAGAAGGTGCGCGGCACTGTGGGGACGCATTCCCCAAACATCGTCGACGTCGGCAAGTACGCGCCGGTCATCGGCGATGAGAGCCCACGCACCGCGAGAGAAGGCGCCACCCTCTACCTGGCCACCTACCCTGCGGCCGTGCATATCTGGTGGGGCGCCAATTTCTACGTGGATGCCTTCACCTCCTCCCCCTGCTGGCTCATCTGGAACAAGGAATCGACCGGCAATTTTGCTGACGCCGAACTGGCCTGGACGAACCAGCGAGGAGCCGCACGCCTGCTTACGCACCGCTGGAATGGCATGCTGCGCGCCTCTGAGCATGAGCGGCGCTGGCACCCGACCCAGAAGCCCGCCGCGCTGGCAGCCTGGGCGTATGGCCTGCTGGGGCGCGAGGGCGACCTGGTGCTCGATCCGTTCCTCGGCTGTGGCCCCTCGCTCATGGCGGCGGCGCAGACCGGGCGGCGCTGCTACGGGCTGGAGCTGTCGCCTGAGTACATTGCGGTGGCGCTGCACAGATGGTCGACATTGGTTGGCGAGACACCCGTACTGGCGGAGGGCTGACGTGGCTGGGCGCAAGACGAAACTCACCCCCGAGGTGCAGGCTGCGATTGTCCAGGCGCTGGGGGTGGGGGCCACGCGGGAGCATGCCTACCAGTACGCCGGGATTTCGCATGAGACGTTTTACAACTGGATGGAGAAGGGCGAGGCCGGCAAGCCGCCATATGTTGAATTCTTTGATGCCGTGAAAAACACCGAGGCGAAAGCGGTGGTCGGCTGGCTGGCGCACATCGAGACCGCAGCCCGCGCCGGCAACTGGCAAGCCGCGGCCTGGAAGCTGGAACGCCGCTACCCGAAGATGTTTGGCCGTGGGCTGGCCGACGCGGACGCGGCCCCGCCTCCGGACATCCACGTCCACATCCATACGGCCAGGGAGCGCCTGCGTACGCGCCTGGAGCACCTGGCGCAGCGCCATGGGGAGGACGCCGCCGGTGTCAACTAGCATCCTCTCGCCGGCGTCTCAACTGGCCTTGCTGCCCACCGCCGAGCGCCAGGCGTTTCTGGCGGAACTGACCCCCGAACAACTCGCGGCGCTGGAATTTGACTGGCAGGGCTTCTGGAGCCGCCCGGCGCAACGCCCGCCATCCGGCCGTTGGAAGGTCTGGCTCATCTTAGCCGGGCGAGGCTTTGGCAAGAGTCGCACCGGCGCCGAGCAGGTCCGGGAGTGGGCCTTGACCCCCAAGCAGCGCATTGCGCTCGTCGGCGAAACCGCCGCAGACGTGCGCGACGTCATGGTGGAAGGCGAGAGTGGGATCCTGGCGTGCTGTCCGCCCTGGCTGCAACCGAAGTATGAGCCGTCCAAGCGCCGCCTCACCTGGCCCAACGGGACCACGGCCACGACCTACTCAGGGGACGCCCCAGAACAGTTGCGAGGACCCCAGCATCATCATGCCTGGTGTGACGAACTGGCCAAGTGGAAATACCCGATCGACTGCTGGGACAACCTGGAGCTGGGCCTGCGCTTGGGCGACGACCCGCGCTGCGTCGTGACCACCACGCCCCGGCCGATCCCGCTGCTCAAACAACTGCTCGCCGACCCCGGGACGGTGGTGACGCGGGGCTCCACCTACGACAACACGGTGAACATGGCGCCCTCCTTCAAGGAGCGTATCCTGGCGCGCTACGAAGGGACACGCCTGGGCCGCCAGGAACTCTACGCCGAGGTGCTGGAAGACACGCCAGGCGCCCTGTGGAGCCGCCAGCTGCTGGAGGACACACGGGTGCGGGCGGTGCCGGCGCTCAAGCGGATCTTCGTGGGCCTGGACCCCGGTGGTGACGCGGGGATTGTGGCGGCCGGGCTGGGCGAGGACGGCCACGGCTACGTCCTGGACGATCGCAGTGTGTCGGGCTCGCCCGCGACCTGGGCGGGGCAGGCGATTGCGGCCTACCACACGTTGCAGGCCAATGCGATCATTGCCGAGCGCAACCACGGCGGCGAGATGGTGGAGCTGACGCTGCGCACGCAGGACCCCAAGGTGGCGGTCAGCACTGTCTGGGCGAGCCAGGGCAAGTATGCGCGGGCCGAGCCCGTTTCGGCCCTCTACGAGCAGCACAAGGTGCACCATGTGGGGATGTTCGCGGCCCTTGAGGACGAGCTGTGCAATTGGGTTCCTGGGGAAGGCTTGCCATCTCCTAACCGTCTCGATGCCCTTGTTTGGGCAATCACAGCTCTGATGCTTGGTCCTGGCCCTGCGCCTCTCGTTGGGGTGGGGGGCACCACGCAACAGAGTCACTGGAGGAGTTAGCCCGTGGCAGAAACCAATGGCGTGATCGCGCCGACGCTGAATGTTCCGCAGTCGATGCAGCCTATCGGGACACCGGGTCTTCGTCAATGGGGCATTTTGCGCGAGGAATTCCTCCAGGAACTCTCTGGCCCGCAAGGGGTGCAGACCTACAAGAAGATGCGCGACAACTCTCCGATTATTGGCGCCATTCTGTTCGCAACCGAATTCCTCCTCCGCCCGGTCGGATGGTCCTGCACCCCCGCCGACGACAGCCAGCAGGCCGCCGACCTGGCGGCGTTTGCGCGCCATGCCTTGTTTGATGACTGCCTCAACACCTGGTACGTTCGGCTCTCGGACATCCTCTCCATGCTGCCCTTTGGCTGGGCGCTGTGCGAGTGGACGCTGAAGCGCCGCCAGGGACCGCACCGCGACCCGTGGCGCTCCTCGTCCGCCACGGACGGCCGCCTGGGCTTTGCCGATATTGGCCTGCGCGCCCAGGACACGCTCATGCAGTGGGTGTTTAACGAGCGTGACGAGGTGCAGGCGATGATGCAGCAACCCCCCCAGGGGGGCGCTATCGTCACTATCCCCCGCGCCAAGTGCCTCTTGTTCCGGCCGACGTCCTACAAGAGTAATCCGGAGGGCCGGAGCATTCTACGCACCGCCTACCGGGCCTGGTACAACTTGACGCAGATTGAAAACATCGAGGGCATCGGCATCGAGCGGGATCTGGCCGGGCTGCCGGTGGTCAAAGTGCCGCCTGAAGTCATGGCGGGACGGGGCGCCGGGGCCGGGGCGGAGGCCCGCCTAATCTATCAGCAGTACGAGCAGCTCGCGGTCAACATCCGCCAGAACGAGCAGAGCGGGATTGTCTTCCCCCTCGTCTACGACCAGGACGGTCGTGAGCTCTACAAGGTGGAACTCCTGAGCACGGGTGGGCGCCGCCAGTTCGATACGGACATCATCATCAAACGCTACGAGCTGCGGATTGCGCAGAGCGTGCTGGCGGACATGATCCTGGTGGGCCATGAGCAGGTGGGCTCCTATGCCCTGGCGTCCTCCAAAACGAATCTGTTTGCCACAGCACTCGGCGGCTACCTCGATGCCATCAGCGACGTGTTTCAGCAGGAGGCGCTCCCGGTGCTGTGGCAAGCCAACGGGCTGCCGCTGGCGCTGATGCCGCACGTCGAGCATGGGGACGTCGAACATGTGGATATTCGGGAACTGAGCGAGGCGATCAAGAATATGGCACAGGCGGGCTTTGATGTGGCTGATTTGGACAGGCCGGTGCGGCTCAAGATGGGCCTGCCCGTGGCGGAAGAAACCGAGGAGTTGGGCTAGTGGGCTGGGTGGCGCTGGCACCACGCACTTCTTCACAGTGGACCCCGAAGCGCTCACGTATCGCCCTGCGCCTGGTGAAAGCGGACTCCAATCCCTACAAAGGGCTCACCGATGCGCAGCTCTGGCAGACACATGCGGGGCTGCAGCAGGCGATTCTCACGCCGCTTGCTCCAGAGTCGATTCCCAAGTACCAGGAAGAATTGAAGCTCCTCGAACAACAGATGCAGGCGCAGGGGCCGATCAAGCCGCCGACGACCGGCACGGTCCCCTCCTCCTGGGCCGACATCAAGGGACCCGCACCCCTCCCTCCCGAAGCCCTGAGTAGCGTGGCGCAGTGGGAAAAGTTGATCGGCATTGCCGAGGCCGCGGCACCGAAGCTGGCCGTAGCGCTGGAGGACGCTTTCAGTTGGTACGGACTCCCGAGTAGTGTGCAGCAGGCGCTGGTGCAGGGCCAAGCCGGGCTGGCGATGTCAGACCTGACCGAATTTGCCATGCAGCAGATGGACGCCAAGTACGCCCCGGTCTTTGCGGACCTGGCACTCGACCTGTTCCAGCAGGTGGCCGATGCGCAGTGGCCGGCGCTGCGCCAGGTCCTCCTGGCCACCGAAGTCCCCGCCGAACTGCCCACCAAATTCCCTGGCGATATTATGAATCCCCGTGCGCAAGCCTACGTCCGGACGGAGGGACTCAATCGCGCCGTCAACCTCTGGAAGCCGACCGTGGAGGCGGCCCGCACCATTATTCAGACCGGGCTGGCCGAGGGCACCACGATGCAGCAGATCGCCAGAAATCTACGCCAGGTGATTGGCCTCCTTCCTGGACAGGGCAAGCAGCTCATGGCGTATAACCAGGGGCTCATGGAGGCCGGGACACCGCCAGCCAAGATCGAGACGTTGACCGACAAGTTCGCGGCCAAGCTCCTGCGCCGGCGTACCATGACCATCGCCCGCACCGAAACCAACGCCGCGCTGAACGTCGCCGCCGATACCTTCTTCGAAGCGGCCCGGGCGCAGGCCAACCTGGCGCCTGACAGCCTCAGACGCTTCTGGCTCATCACCTATGATGGCCGGACCTGCCCTATTTGCCGCGCCATCCCCAGCATGAACGAGGACGGGCATCTGTTTCAAGAGCCGTTTGCTACGCCGAACGGCCCGCAGCAGCGGCCACCGGCACATCCAAACTGTGTGCCAGGCGATGCGCTGGTGCAGGCGTGGGATATTCAGGGCACGAGCCAGCGCTGGTACGATGGGGAGATGGTGCGGCTACGGACGCGTCGTGGAGACGTGCTCACCTGTACCCCGAATCACCCGGTACTCACCGAGCAAGGATGGATCGCAGCAGGCCGCCTCGCGGTAGGCAGTTATGTAGGCAGCGGCCGCGTCGGTGAGCGGCCATTTGTGGGCCAGATGCACGACGACAATCGACCAGCCCGCATGGCAGATATAGTCCAGGCGCTTGGGCAGACGAGCGGCATGGCGCCCATGCCAGTGCCAGTAACCGCCGAAGATTTCCACGGCGATGGGGGCGGCTCCCAGGTCGCAGTTATACGGGCCAATGGCTTCCTGGGGAATAACGGGGACGCCGTGCGCCGTGAGCATGTCCAGCAAGAGCTGCTCGCCAGCATGCAGCCTGCCCTGCCGTTGCAGGGTCTGTGCTTTTTTCATGCGGGTTTCCAGAGGCTGGGGAACCCCACGGACCGCTCGGTGCGCGGCGGCCGTTTGTCGCTGGCGCTGGGCAGCCGTCATCGTGCTCCACTTCAACCGCTCGGCTTCCGCACGTCCACGGATGGGCACCTGCCGTTCACGCAACCGCCTATCGATGACTATCCGTTCGACCCCGAGGCGTTTGGCCAGAGCATTGACCGACTCGCCTGCCAGGTAGTCTTTGATCAACTGGTCAACATCGAGCGCTATCCGTTTCATGGGTGGGTGTATAACCTCCAGACTGAGGATGGATGGTATATCTGCAACGGTATTATAACACACAATTGCCGTTGCGTCGTGATCGTGCGGCCCGCGATCATCGCCACGCCGCACCTGATGCCGCCTCCAGAGGTGCCGCCTCCGGTGGCGTTTCCGGCCCCCGAGCCGTTTCCTGCACCGGAGCCGACTCCCCCGCCTCCACTACCCAAGGTGAAAAAACCCAAAGCGCCCAAGAAGCCGAAGGTGCCAGCCGCACCCCCGACGCCGGTGAGCCAGTCCTGGGATGCGAACAGTGCCGCGCCGGAGTGGGCCACGGACCCGCCACCGGCCTTCTGGGCCAAGACGCCAGATGTCGATGTGGGGCCCACACCCAAGATTCCCATGGGGAAAGTCTCGACCGGCGTGGTCATGATCGAGGACGGCAAGGTGTGGGTGTACGAGCCCAAGAATCACTACGGGGGCTACAGCACGGCCTTCCCCAAGGGGACGGTAGAGACGGGCCTGAGTGGCCAGCAGAACGCC